TGAATGGTCTTCAAGCGGCCCGAATAGCACTTATTATAATAATCTTCAAGATGCTAGTTCACAGGGACAGGCTTGGAATATGTTAATGGGGGATGGTAAGCCTGACGCAACGACTGATCAAATATTCTATGCGAATGATGATGGAGAACAATTTCATAGAGAACTATTATTTGCTCATAATCGAAGAATGGGGCATAATATGAGAGATTTTAACTACCATGACAATGCTACAAGCCAATCATATGCCGGAGTAACTTTTAGTTGTATTCCAATTCGTAATTCTGCATCTTCAGGTAGCACAAACGTAGTAATAAAAGCGATTAGATCTTGTGGTAATAATAATTACGGTGGCTGTAGTAATATGTATTATACTGCTACTTATAGTAGTGGTACTAACTATGCAAATGCTACTGGAGGCGCTTGGACTGTACTTAATAGTCATGCGAGTAACGATGATACTTATGAATATACCTGTACTGTTCCAGTTGCTGCAGGAACTACAGTATTATTATTTATGTCTTCAGCACATAGATATCATACTACTTATAGATTCAAGGATACACATACGTGGTATGATTTACATACTGCTTTTGCAAGTGATATTAAATGTGATCAAAGAATGTTACACGCTTTATGGATGGGAAGACAGCCGTCTCAAACTAATAGTACACATACGCCTTATGAGCTGTATACAACGTGCGCGACACTTTTTGGAGATAGATAATGTACGCAAAAATCGAAAGTAATAAAATAGTAACACTAGACTCTGCGGACCATAGTGGGGATGCGGCATGGAAAGAAGTACCTGCGGATGATGTAGGAAAAGCTTTAACATATGATACAGGCACTAGCTCTGTGAGGGCTATGACTGATGCGGAAAAGAGTGCAGATTTTGATGCTGTTACGTTATCAGATGCTTGGGAACATTTACGCAATCAGAGAAATATATTTTTAAGAGACACTGATGAATATATGGCGTCTGACCGTCCCGCTACTACAAATATGCCTCAATATAGGGCATATTTGAGAGGGCTTCCGGCAACTTATAATGATACTTCAATACTAAGTCAATCTCCTGTTATGGATTTTGACGCGTATGTGGCGTCACTATAAGTAGGTTCGACACTTAGGTTAGTCCCACTACCTTGGGACCGACCTAAGTACGTCTTAAAACTGCTTATTTGAATATGTCTTTCCAATTCCCAGTCGTACTGGCTTTAGAGTATTCTGTAGCCCTATTTTCAAAGAAATTAGTGTGCTCTACTCCATTTAACATATAGTCTAGCCAAGTTAGAGGATTGGTAGTGCTTCCAAATATCTTTTTCATACCTAGTCCTAGTAAACGTCTATCCGCAATATATCTAATATACTCTTTCACCTCTTCAGCGGTGAGATCGGGTACTTCTGCGTTTTCAAAACATAGGTCAATGAAAGAATCTTCTAGTTCTACGGTTCTTTCTGCAGCACAATAGATTTCATACTTTAAATCATCATTCCATATGTACTTATTTTCTTTAATAAAAGTACGGAATAACTGTGTCATTCCCTCAACGTGTAGACTTTCATCTCGAACAGACCAAGTAACTATCTGTCCCATGCCTTTCATTAAATTGTGTCGTGGAAAATTCAAAAGAATAGCAAAACTACTGAATAATTGCACTCCTTCTGTAAAAGCTGAATAAATAGCCATAGTTTTGGCTAAATCAGTAGGATTTCGTGTTCCAAAATTACTTAAATATTCATGTTTGTCTAACATTGCTTGATATTCTAAAAACATTTGGTACTCTTCGTCACCGAATCCCAATGTCTCTAGTAATAACGAGTATGCTTCTTGGTGTACTGCTTCCATGGAGGCAAAAGAAGCTAGCATCATTCTAACTTCAGGTTGTTTAAATTTAGGAAGATAATGCTCCGCATATCCAGCGCATACATCTACATCTGCCTGTGTAAAGAACCTAAAAATCTGAGTAATTAACTTTCGATTTTCTACTGATAATTTTTCTTTATAGTCTCGCAGATCGTCTGCTAAGTTTACTTCACTTGGAAGCCAATGCATTTGTTGTTGAAGTTTGTAATTTTCAAATGCCCACGGGTAATTGAAAGGCTTGTAATAATTTCGTTCGTCTAATAATCCCATATTAACCTTCGCACGCTAAACACGTTTCTTCTGAAATTGAATCAAATATATACTGTCTAAGAGCTTCATCAGATACTTTATCTGCGCGTTTTATAGCCTCACTTCTTAAATAATATAGCGTTTTTACTCCTTGTTTCCACGCCATCATATGTACTGCATGGAGTTCTTGTTTTGAAACATCTGCCGGAAAAAATAAATTAAGAGATTGGCTCTGACAAATATATTCTTGTCTATCAGCGGCAAACTCTACTAGCCATCTTTGATCTAATTCTACTCCGGTCTTAAATATATCTTTTGTATCCTCATCTAAAAAATCTAAATGCTGTACTGAACCATCATGAGTAATAATACTTTGCCAAATATCATCGTTATTCATGCCCAGTTCATCTAAACAATGTTCTAGATATTCGTTTTTGAGGAGACTACTTCCTGTCTTAGTTTTTTGTACAAAAGCATTAGCGCGGTAGGGTTCAATGCTTGGGCTAGTGTTACCACAAATAATGCTGCTGCTAGCATTAGGAGCAATAGCCAATAAATGGGAATTGCGAACGCCATACCCAATACCGTCAGGACATTCTCCCCGCTCTTCTGCCAAAATTTTTGTCGCTTCATTTGCTTTCTCTTTAATTTCACGGAACATATTTTTGTTCCTAACTTTCGCTGTAACTGATTCAAACGGGATACTGTGTCTTTGCAGATATGCATGGAATCCCATCGCCCCCAACCCAAGGCTTCTTTCTTGCCTTGCACTATAAACAGCACGATACAGTTCTGGCGGAGCGTTATGAATGAAGTGGTCAAGTACATTATCTAACATTCTGATGAGATCTGGGATAAATAAGTCATTATTTTTCCACTCATCGTATTCCTCTAGATTTACACTTGATAGACAGCAAACAGCCGTTCGGTCTACGTCTGTGGGTAGTGTAATTTCTGAACATAAGTTAGAATGATGGACTTTTAGTCCTAATTTTTGTTGAAATTCTGGTAAACCTTTATCAACTGTATCTTTAAACATTATATAAGGTTCGCCAGTTTCTACACGATTCTGTATAAGTTTTACCCACAATGTTTTAGCAGGTACGGTTTTTACTACTTTATTAGTGTGCGGATCAATTAAATCCCAGGAGTCATCAAAATTCTCTTCTCTTGTTGCTCCTTCTATTAATTTCATGAAATCATCACCAATAACAACAGCATGATGCAAATTAATAGATTTTCTATTAATATCACCTCCAGTTGGCTTACGAATATCAAGAAACTCCTCCATTTCTGGATGAGATATGTCCAAATATGCTGCATAGCTTCCTCTCCTAGTTATGCCTTGAGAAAACGCTAACATTTCCCCATCTACTACTTTTAAAAACGGAATTACTCCTGTACTTTCAGAGCCGTTACTGGTAGAAGAACCTACACCTCTAACGCTACTCCAATCGCCTCCAATACCGCCACCTACTGAGGATAAAAAAGCATTCTCAGTATAGTGGGATGTTATACCCCCTCGGCTATCTTCTACATGATTTAGAAAACAACTTATAGGCATTCCTCTTTCAGTACCCCCGTTACTTAAAACTGGAGTAGAGAACATAAACCAAAGTTTACTAGCATAATCATATAATCTTTGGGCGTGTTCTTCATCGTCCGAAAATGCTGTTGCAGCACGTGCAAAAGCTTCTTGGGGAGAAACTTCACCATTTATCAAATATCTATCATTCAAAGTTTTTATACTGAACTCAGATAAGTATTTATCCCTGTTGTAGGAAATTTCCATCTATAAGTCTCCGGTCTATCTCTGCTGTATTATCAGCTCCGATTGCGTCTTCACAATATGTTATTAAATCCATTAATTGATAATTTGTGAGTAATACTTCACCATTAGCATTTAATTCTTGAATAAACTTATACTTACTATCTATAGGTAGCTGGTCATAGATATCCATAGCGCTACCGTACGCAGTTATAAGAGTTGCAGCACGTTTAGGCCCTATGCCAGTAATTCCTGCTACATTGTCTCCCTTATCCCCCGTTAAACATTTGAAAGATATGTACTCTTCGGGGGTTACTTCGTAGTGAGAATCCCAATTTTCCAGTGTTACTTCTTTTCTCGTAACATAAGAAAACCTGGAAACTCCCTCTTGAATAAGTAAATCCCAGTCTCTATCACTAGATATGAGCCATATCTTTTCAAATTTAAACTTATCTTTGTATTTTACTAAATACGCTGCTATATCGTCTGCTTCTACTCCTTTAAATCTAAGTACTGGACAATGTTTAGATAACTCTACTAGAGTTTTTTCATATTCTTCGAAAAAATCTTCAAATGCTTTCTTCTCTTCATCTGTCTGTTCTGCGTACTTATCTTTTCTACTCTGTTTATAGTCATTACTTATAGACTTTCTATATGTAGATGTCCCTAAATCTGAAGTAATAACTATATTTTCACACTTATAAGAGTGGGCAAGGGAGACTACTGTTCTTACATATTCTTCACAAAAGTCTGTTCTTCCTTGGTGCTTCCATCTAAAAGCTAAATTTAAAGAGTCTACTATTAATACTGAGCCCGGATCTTTATCTAATATTTTTGAAAAATTAAACGCCATTTTCTATTAACTCTATTTGTTCGTGTCTCAACCATTCTTCTGCTAATAATACATAACAATCTAACCAGGATATAAACATATATTTGCCACACTTTTTTGGTTCGTGATTAGTTACTACAAATACTCTTGACCTGTTATATTTAAAAAATAACAAGGGCTGTTGATTCCCGTTTTCTGCTTGTGTTATTAATTTTTTCCACCACCGAATAAGATTATTAGTTTTTTCAGCAGTAAACACTTTGTCTGTTAAGGGAGATTCTGAATAATTTTTTACTTCTATACAGTAATGGTTCTTTGCATGGGGCACATAGAGATCGCCTTTTAGATACTCCAATGCACCAGAGGCAGGAACCCTTTCAAATTTTAAACCAGTATACTCTCTTAACATATCTCGCACTAGGTATTCACCTCTAGCGCCTTTTGCTCTTGAATCTACCATTATTAATGCAACCTACTTATATTTTCTTCTTTTACTATTTCTATCTTTTCTAATAGTGGGTGTGTCCAGCCATGGCTGACTACATAAGTATTTAAATTTTCTTCTTCGGTTAAAACTTCTACTAACTTTTCTCTTCCTAGATCATCTAATACGCTTACTACCTCGTCTAAAAATAGTATATTGATTCTTGACTTAGAAATACTACTCATTAATTTACGAATTGCTATCAATGTTGCAGTATTTACTCTAGCCAATTCTCCTGATGATAACGCTAGAATATCTACTATTTTGCCGTTATCCGTTATTTGTACATTTAATTTGTCGTTTGAAACCACAAATTCAAGCGTAAACCTACCATCAGAAAACTCAGCTAAATAAGTATTTACTAATTCTTCTAACTCTTTAACTAAATTCTCTATCTTATACGCTAATAATCCATTGGTGCTAAATGCTTTTTTAAGAATCTCTAAGTTGATGAAGACTTTACTGTGCTTGTTAACTTCACCCTCGGCTTTTTCGAGGTCTTTTTTGAACGACTCGGTTTGTTCTTGGATGATTTGGATTCTTGTATTATTTTTGGTGCGCCTTTCGTTTTCTTTCGCGATTTCTCCCAGCTTTTCTTTTGCTGTATGAATTCTCTTACGAATTCCTGTGATGCGGCTACTAAGCTCATCACCGTCCACTTGCTTACTTGATAAGCTATGATCGATACGACTATACAAATCTTCCCAATCTTTTTGAATACTGACTTTAGTATTGTACTCAGAGTTGTTAGTTTTGATTCTTTCGATCTCTCTGGATATGTTGCCACGTTTTTCTTTTGCCTCCTCTATATTGTCCAATTCGGCTTGTATTAAGTTTTCTTTAAATTGTGAATCTACTGTTTGTTCACAAGTGGGACAACTGTCCCCTAATTTTTTCATCTTTTCTAATAAA